TGTCCCAATGGCGACGGGCGGAGACGATAATCTCTTAATTTATTCGTTTCTTTACCTAAATAGTCCGATGGTAGAATTCTTTCTATAAATTGAAGTGCTTCTACTCCACTTTGTACACCCATAATTTTAATTTCCTGTCTCATAACATTCAAAAAGTACTGCGTGTCGTACATGGGATGTGATTCTCGGTATATACCAGAAGTACGTTTATAATGAGGATCATCCGCTTCTTTATTTTTAATTCCTTTCATAGTTGACAATCCAAAATCAGTTATTAATGTTTGTAGACCTATATCGTGAACTTTTAGTGTAGAATTATATACTTTTAGAAGTTTAACGCGCGAAGGGCTAGTATTGTTTATTAGTATATTATCGGCGTGTAAATCGTGATGTCTAAACGTTGGATACTTTTTCTGTATTCTATAAAGGTTATGTAAAATTTGAGTTATTATGGTTCTAAAATGTATAGGTAATAAATTTTTTTTATTATCTTTTAAAAACGATCTCAGAGTTCCATTATTCGCATATTCTGAATACATAAACGTTACGTTATTACATTTTTCAATAGCATAAGGTTTTATACTACCGTATTGGTGTAAACGCTTACCAAATTTATATTCGTGTGATATATCCTCATTTATAACAATTTTTATAGCGACTTTATTTTTACATTCTTTATCTACACATCCTAAATAAACCTGACCAAATGTACCCTGACCAATTTTTTTAGTACCTATTGTACTTAAAGAGTTGTCTATAGAAAGTGAAGCAGGTTTATTTGTTGGTAAATATAAAAATTTTTCTGGATGACATCCCATTCCCTGCATACTCTTGATTAGATTTTTACCTATATTAATTTTACGTGTTGTAGTATTTTTTTTATTTTTTGCGAGTTTAGATAAAATTTTTAAATTTTTTAAATAACGTTCTTTTTCCATATTGGTCTAATTTAATATAACATTTTATTCGTCGATAAGATCGTCTAAAATTTCATCTACCAAATCTTCATCTGTATTATCCAACCCTTTAAAAGCAAAAGATGGAAGTTTTGTAGATTGTCCACAAAGAACTTGAGATAAACGAACGCTTACACCAAATTTATTATCAATAAACCAAATTTGGTTAATTTCTACGATACACATACATCTTTGACTTTTTTCGATTTGGTCTACTTGAATGAGTTCTCTATCCGAATTATATGCTTCTGGAATAAAATCACCTGTCTGATTTGTTTGTACTTTTAATTTAAGTGTATCTGCGTACCCTTCCTTCCCTTCTCGTACGAGTGGTTTATACAGAGCCTGGCGTATAACCTCGAGATCATATTCTTTACCGAGCCATTCTTTAGAATTCGATGCGACAGTTTTGAGGATAATTTCGTCGAGTTCTTTTAATTTCGATGAAAGTTCCATCGCTTCTTCGTTATCGGTATCGAATGAAAGATCGAGTGAATAAGATGTTTTGTTAGTAGCTTCATCGGTAAACGCGCTCAGACCAAACGGTGAACGCATAAAAGGAAGTTGTAAATAGAGTTTCTTCTTATTATCATTACTCAACATGACAGATTTACCACCGTTTTTACCTTTCTTCAATTGACTAAAGGTGACAGTAGATGGTTCGAATTGTGTGGAAACTTGAATATTATTAGACATTGTGTTTATTGTATTTTATATACAGGGTCTAACTTTAAGTTACTTTTTTTTCTATGTCTATATTAATAAAATATCATGGGTTCGTGCTCAGGTCAGAAAAAAAGTTTACTATTCAAAGATTGTGGATGTGGATGTAAAGGTAAAAATCAAGAAAAGAAATTTCTTATTGCTTTAATGTCGGCGTTACTATTCTTTGTAATCGCTAACCCAGAAACTTTCCGTCTCGTAAGAAAAATATTTGGTTCTTGGGTTTCTACACCAACTGGATGTCCTTCAACAAAGGGTCTTGCGTTTCATTCTTTAGTGTTTTTGTTGATTTCTTGGGCAATGATGAATATCAAAAAGGAGGCGTTTGAGATTGAAGGTAAAGTTACTGATAAGGTCAAGGCTGAAATAAAAGAAGAAGTTAAAGCTGAAGTTAAAGCTGAAGTCGAAGCTGAAGTTAAAGCTGAAGTCGAACAAACTATAAAAGCTCCACCGGCAATGGTTGATATGCCAGAACCTTTACCTGGTATGGCAGAAGAACAATTTGCGATGATAGATACAGGTTTATCTTTAGGATCTTTGGATACGACTGATAATACGGTATTACCAAAACCAGCTGAATATAAAAGTGGTAATGGGAAAACCGTGACGTGTTCTTGTGAAGACGGTAAAAAAGTTGTTATTAGTAATTAAAATTCTTCATTGAATTCAATAGAAGTTGAATCTTCATCCATTTTACCATAATCACCAACTCGTTTTTCAAAAAAATTTGTTTTACCGTCGAGTGATATATTCTCCATAAAATCGAAGGGATTTTTTGTACCCCAAATTTTATCGTGACCACTCTGTTTTAATAGTCTATCGGCAACATATTCAATGTATTCAGACATCTTTTCCGAATTCATACCTATTAAACTACAAGGTAATGCGTCTGTAATAAAATCTTTCTCTATCGACACTGCATCTTTAACAATCTCTTCTATTATAGAAGTATTTGGTTTATGTTTTAACATTTTGAATAATTCGATTGCAAATTCTAAATGTAAACCCTCATCTCTACTTATGAGTTCGTTACTAAAACACAAACCTGGAAGTAATCCTCTTTTCTTTAGCCAGAAAATAGCACAAAAGCTACCTGAAAAAAATATACCTTCTACACACGCAAAAGCTAATAAACGTTCACCAAACGAACGATCGCGACTAAACCATTTCATAGCCCATTTTGCTTTATTTTCTATACATGGTATTGTCTGTATAGCCTCAAACAATTGTTTTTTCTCCGATGAGCTTTTTATGTATTTATCTATGAGTTTACTATACGTTTCTCCATGTACCATTTCATTATGTTCCTGATAAGCGTAGAAAGAACGCGCTTCTGTATACTGAACTTCACTCGCGAAGTTATCGTTTAAGTTTTCAAATACTATACCATCTGAACCCGCAAAAAAAGCGAGTATATATTTAATAAAATGTTGTTCATTTTCACTTAAGTTCACCCAATCATCCATATCTTTCGAGAAATCAATTTCTTCAGCAGTCCAGTTTGACATTTGAGCTTTTTTATACATGGACCATAAATGTTCATGTTGTATAGGAAAAACGGTAAATCTATCGAGTGTTGGTAATAACATTGGTTCAGCATCTTCGAGATAATCCTGGAAATCAAAATAAGTTCCAATTAATTCATCGTTCATAAAAATTTGTGGATATACAGCTGCCTGTTGTCCACATCGTTTTTTAAGTTCTTCTTTAGTGACTATACTCTTTTTATTTTCCAATTTGTATTCCTTACATAACTCAACTGCCATATCGCAATATTGACATCCTTCTTTTGATAAAATTTCGACTCCCATGTGTGCTAATATCTGTAAATATTTTTGTATTAAAACTTTAATAATGATTAAAATTTCAGAAATACAGCCTGGAGAATTAATAAAAGTTTTAGTTAATTTAGAGGATGATACAGAAGATGAAATATACGCTAAAGTAAAGGAAAACAATAAAGATTACGTAGTAGTTTCTTATTATTCAGAAACATCAATGACTTATAAAGGTGCTAGATTATATGAACTTGAAGATAAAGATGAACTTGTCCAGGAAGAAAATTTATCAGAACACCATCAATCAACTGAATATTTTAGAAACGTAAAGGATAATTTATACTATATGATAGATGAAATAGACTCAGAAGAAGACAGTGATATTATAGACGAATCTGACGATGATGGTAGCGATCTTTGTGATTTTATCGTTTCTGATTCGGAAATAGACGGTGTCGTTATACCACCATCTAATAGTAGAATTATAGATAAAGAATGGAAAGAATGGGAACCACGAAGTCCAGGGTCTTTACGATATAAGCAAATGGTTGATAATATTGAAACATTAGCAAGAATACAAGCAGATGAATTAAATTTTTAACCTAAGTGCGCGAATCGCTATTTTTAAAATTAACAATTGAAAATATAATGGATCTAGCTACTATATGGTCTGTCGTAGACAGATTACAAAAAAAACCAATACTTACAAAGCCGATCAATAATTATAACATATGCGTAACGTGTAAGAATGTAAAAATAATTTCAAAAGAAGGTATGCCTACATGTTCAAACTGTGGGTTAGTCGATACAATGTTTATAGACGATAATCCGGAATGGACGAGTGGTATAACTGAGGATGGTAAGGTAAACGATCCATCTAGGTGCGGTAATCCAAACTCAAATCCGGAATTATTTTCCGATTCTTGGGGTAAAGGTACCGTAATTTCTACACAAAAGACTTCTACATACGAAAATAAAAGAATGGCTAAAATAAATTTTCATCAATCGATGAATCATAAAGATAGGTCATTGTATCACGCGTATAAAGATATAGATGAAGCGTGTCATTTACTCCCAGAAACTGTTTTAAAAGATGCTAAAATGTTGTACAAAAAATTTAACGATAAAAAATTAACTAGAGGTGCTGTTAGACTTGGTATTAAAGGTAATTGTGTTTTATACGCGTGTAGAATGGCAAATGTATCTCGTTCTACAAAAGAAATAGCGGATATGTTTTCTATTAACTCTAAAGATATAAGTAGAACATCTCAAATGTTTACAGAGGTATTACTTGGTAAAGCTTCAAAAAGTTATACAACTTTACCAAATGACGTCATGCAAAGACTTCTGAATTCTTTTGAAGTTTCAAGAGAAGAACGCTTGGCGTGTAATAGAATGTCAATAAAACTTGAAAATTGTTCACAACTCATGAGTAAAACACCTAATAGTGTTGCTTCAGTTGTAATATATATGACGCTCAAGAATAGAGTTACAAAAAATGATATTTGTGAAAAATGTTCGGTATCGATACCTACAATAAATAAAATTGAAAACATAATAAAAAAATACTTAGAGGATAAAGAACATTTATAGTATATAATGTCTCAAACAAGACCAACACGTGTTTTCATAAGTACACCGTGTTATGGAGGGTTATGTTTAGAAAAATATATGATAGGTATAATCAAGCTTCAACTTGAATTTATACGAGAAGGTATACAAATGGTATTGGATACGACAGAAAATGAAAGTTTAGTACACCGTGCGCGTAATGTTGCTATTGGTAGGTTTATGCAGAAATCAGATTGTGATTTTTTCATGTTTATAGATGCTGATGTAGATTTTGACCCTAAATCAATTGTTCGTTTAGTTCGTTCGGGACACGAAATATCGGTTGCTATTTATCCTAAAAAAGTTGTTATGTGGGAACAAGCTAAGAAAGCACTTGAACAGGGTGATGAACGCGATTTATCAATGCTTTCATCTAGTTTAGTTGCTAATGTCGGTGCTACAACTAGACCTGTTGAAAATGGGTTTGTAGAAGTATTGGATGGACCAACGGGATTTATGGTTATTAGTCGAGAAGCGTTAGAAAAAATGCACGAGCATTACAAGGATTTGGATTGTAAAAATGATCATCAAAATAGAGATTTTGATGAATATTGTGCTATTTTTGATTGTATGATTGATCCTACTACAAAAAGGTATTTATCAGAAGATTATGCGTTTTGTAGACGTTGGCAACAGATTGGGGGTAAAATATACGCGGATTGTCAAACAACTTTAGGACACGTTGGTAATTTACCATTCATAGGATGTTTAGAAGAAAGGCTTAAGGTTTAGAATAGAATGTAATAATATGAAGTTTGCAACTATAATAGTTACTCGAAGTAAATCATGTCACGTAAAAACTTTACATAGTATTCTTAGATTTAATTTAATGTGTTTACAAAAAGGTAATATCGAAAACGAAGTTGTTTTTGTTAACGATGATCCATTT